TGATATTAGATTCTTTAAATACTACAGTCTCTAAATTCGTAAATACTTTATCATTTAAATATACAATACCTAATTTATTAGCTCCACCTGAAGATGGACTAGATGCATTATTTGTGACCACTCTTGCAATAGCATGAGAAGATTGGCCTACAATATTTTCCCCAATAATTGCATTAGTTGCAACATTAGCAGTTGCATTAAATGAAAGAGTATCAAATGTAGGTTGACTACCATTAACAGATTCATAAACTGCTAATACCTTTACAACATCAGGTACATTTAAAGATATTTCTTCATCTTGAACCCTTAAACCATATGCATTATTATTCCATGTTAATCCATCCAGAATACCAGTACTAATACCAGATTGTGGTAATTTGGATAGAGTTACATCAAGTAATTTACTTCTTTCATAATTTTTTACTTTACTCTGAATACCTTGTTTCTTTGCTGTAACATTAATAACAGTCCCTGCAGAATCATCAGTTAATCCAGTAAATGATGCCTTAAATCCTCCACTATTTAAATCCTTATAACTATCAGAACTTACTGTACCAACTCCATTTGAAGCAGTTCCATAATGTATAGAAAATCTACTTACACCATAAGAATCAAAAAATGCTGTTGAAATTCCAGCTCCACTTCCATCTTTTAGGTCATCAATAGTTACAGTGGAAGCTGCTCCAACTACCTTTTGACCTGTTATTTGAGCTGAAATACTAAGAGATGAAGATGCAAGATCTACAGAAGATATATTAGATTCGGGTAATGTTTCATATAAAGGTCCCGTATCATTTTCATTCCATACTTGAGCTATTCGTAATCTAGCATCTGCAAATGTAGCATTTGCTATAGTTCCATTATAAACTCCAGTCACACCACTGGAATCTGTCATATTACTCACAGTAAATGATCTTGCATCAGGAGCAATTTCTGTAATTTTACTATAAGTAGGAACTTGTGAACTAGATGCATTATACGAAATAACATCTCCAGCCTTAAGACCAGTAAAGGGTAATGAAGTACCACTTGTTACTGTAGTACCAGTAATTGTTATATCCCTAATACCACCAGGAATTGATACTGCAATAAGTGATGCATCTGCAGTAAAATCTTGAAGATATGGTGCAACTGCAGTTTGTTTTACAGATTTAATATTACTTGGAGTATAATTAACTGTTTCTTGAATTGTTCTTACAGTACTGGTAGATCCATTAATACTAATTTGCTCCCCTACAAGAAATTCACCTGCAGTTTGAGTCAAATAAACATCACTAGCACCACTACCAGCCGCAGTAGTATATCCTGTAGCATTACTACTCAATCCTCTAATATGTGCAGTTGCTGGCCATTCTGTAGCACTAACAGCAGTGGTTAGAGTAAGTTTGGTGTATGTATTGACATCATAAAGATAAAGATTCCATTCACTAGAGGGACCTGTATAGGAAGAATTTCTTGGATTAAAGGAATATAATCTTGCCTCACCAATTACTGTACCAGCAGCAGATCCAGTATTATCTAATAGATCATCATATAAATTAATAACCTTTCTATACTGAGGTTGACCAAAAACATTATTAACTACTAGACGATTCCCCATTTCAAAATTAACACTAGATGAATCTATAGTTCTAGTATCTCTAGGTTTATCAACATCTAAAATAGTTAAAGAATCAGTATTTACAGAATAACCATTAACATAAGCTTCTCCACCAGAAACCTTCACACACATTAAATCATCAGAAGGTGTATTTCCTTGTTCTGTCTTTTCTCCACTAAAATATATTCCACCATTTCCCAATCTATTATTTAAAGAATTAGCTACAGATATACTAAAAGGATCTATAGCATAATTTCCAGATTCTTCATATGTTCTTTCTGCCAAATAATCTCTAATTAAATTATAATCTGTTTTATTTTTAACTTTTCGAATTTGACCCTTACTTATTCTTAAAATTTCGAAGAAATCTTGATCATTTTTATCATCTAATAATTTCTTAGTAAGAGTTAAAGTAATTTTTAATCTATCTGCACCAGGTGCGGCAAAATTAGTAAATCCAGACGCATTATCATAAAGTGATGGGTCATCTTTTGCACTAATTATTTGCTCATCAATTTTTAATCCAACTCTATAGGAGGGCGTATTGGTATAATAATCTAAAATAAGAGTTTGACTACTAACATTTACAAAAGTTCCTCTAATAAAATAAACACCTTCAGATACAAATGCAGCAGAACCTACAGCAGTTGCATTAGCAGATAATAATGTTGCAACTCCAGATCCTGCATTAATAGTTGTATTACCATAAACAATATTTTCTTGAGTGATTAATACTTCACCATCAATAAAGGTAACTACATTAGAATCTGTGGAACCACTATTTAAATATTTTACATAAATTGTTAAATCTTCTACGTCATTTCCGTCTGGTAAGACAACATAATCTACAGATGCAGTAACACCAGAACTTTGTCCTTCTACAATTTTACCTACAAGTTCATCAATATATAAAGAAATATCAATTCCAAATTGAGTCGCATTTAATTTTACTGCATAATAAGCATTATCAAAAGTAGGAGCACCAGGAATTACAATAGATCCTTCCTTAAAAATATGACTACCAAACGTCTCTATTTGATTTTGAGCTATAGATTGAAGATTAGTTAGTTCTCTTGCTTGAACTGGAAATCCTGGTTTAAATAAAACCTTGTAAAAATTATTACTGGGATCAAAGTCATCATAATAAGGACTTATATTTAAATCTTTTGATTGTGCCATGTTTCTTTAGAATTCCAGAATAATTTTAATGTCTTCTTTTTGTCGAATATTGCGGGCAATTTCTTCTCTATTATCAATATAAAGAATATCACCAGTTGTTTTATTTATCTCGGAATCTGCAAGACCACCTGTGAAATAAACTCCTAAATCAATTTCTTTTGATCCTGAAGTCATTGTACGACCTGTAAAAGCAGTGGCAACATTAACATCAGGTACACCTACAAAGGTAATAACAGAACTAGAAGATTCAAAAGATAGAACTTTAGCATCTGAAGAAACCCCGTCATAATCTGTTTGATCTCCTGTCGTTGGATTATAGTATAATGAACGATCTTGATAATATTTAAGAACACTAGTCTCTTTATCATAAGATGCAATATATCCTTTAGCGGTTCCACCAGTTACAACTTGTTGTATTTTAGAACCAATAGCGGGAGTATCAGACCAATATCCTGTTCCTCCTTCTGTATTACCATCATCTAATTTTATAGCACCTAAAGAAGAATATTCACTAGAAGTATATGTAGATCCTATAGAAGTATAAGTTGAAGGATTCTTAACAATTCCAACTTGTGCAAATTTTGTACTTATTGGAAAATCTTTAGTTGAATCATCAAATCTTGCATACACCAAAACTCTATCAGCACCCAATTCTTTATAAATGTCATATCCATGACCTCTTGAAGGGGGAATAATAACAATCAAATCTGCGTATGTAGTAGGAACCCCATCTGGTTGAGCATCACCTAAATCTACCATACCATAAGTATATCCACTTCCACCTGCCGTTATTACTGCAGATATAATTTTACCACCATCAATCGTTATAGAAGCTGCAGCACCTGTACCATCACCTAATATACTCACATTATAAGATCCATTCTTATATCCATCTCCAGCATTTTTAATGTATATTGTTTTTATTTGATTAAAATTAACGGTAGAATCACCTGCTTCTCTTACACTTTGTATTTGAGAATTAGTGGTGGTTTCCCAATTATTAGGAACCACAATATATTCAGTAGAATCAAATTTAATAATATCACTTGGAGACACGGAAAAAAGAAATTTCCAAATATAACCATCAGCACCTGCAGCAAATGGTTCTAAATCAGTAGATGTAGGTTCAAATTTAGAATTAACACCATCAAGATCTTCACCAGAAGATCCATTGCTTATACAAACATAAACATTAAAATCACTATTAATTACATAGTAATTTGCATCATACAATCTTGCAGTATCTGAAACTGGTGCTTTATTTTTAACACTATAATCTTGCCTATACATATCATAGGCAGTATTAACTTTCCATTCTATTTTTCTTACAACTCTTCGGATATTAGTACTATTAATCTTTTTTCCAAAAAGGGAAGTACTTCCATATTGCCATTCATAACTGAAATTATCAATGGGATTGGGAGGGCCAGAAGCAGCAGTATTCCAATCTGATGTTCTACCAAACCCAGGGTTTGGTGTTGTAGGATTACTAAGACCTAGAAATACATAATAAGAATTATTAGTATCTAGTACAGAATCTACAAAATTACCAGCGTTAGATATTCTAAATTGATCTGTGACTACAGCAGACATATTAATTAGTTTTTAGGTATTTATAAGAGTATTATGAATAGAAAGGATCAAGAGCTCCAGTATCTCTCAATCCACTTGACCGACGTTGAATCGTTGGGAAAGTAGTTAATCCAGCATTAACAGTCAATCCAGTCACCCCTAATGCTATTGGTTCAGCACTTCTTGTAAATGAACCACCCAATCTACCCCAAGAGAATCTACCAATAGCATCCATAGAACTACCAGTACTCGCCAATCCCACTACAGTCGTATCAGATTTTATATTACATGTAATAATTCCAGCAGTACCAGAATTCCATATATGATTAATATTGTAAATATTATCCAAGAAAGTAGTTCCAATACCAACCACTTCACTATCAGAATCAAATATTGAAGTAACTCCTGTTCCTACAGTAGTATTAGTAATATAAATTGGATAATTAATATTTAAGTCGGAATAACTTGAAGCAAACAAACTAAATTTGAGTGCTAATGGAACACCATCACCTGTGGTTGTACCAATTCCAGTAATAATTCCAGAGAAACCTTTAACAGAAGTAATATTTCCAATTAATTCTGAAGTAAATGTAGGAAGAGTTACTAAAACATTAGGAGGAGCAGATGTAGTATATCCAAATCCTTGAGCCGTTATATTGGTTGATGTAATAGAACCATCAGTTATAGTTGCTGTTGCAGTTGCAGTTGGATTTGCGGTAGTTCCAATACCTGTAGTTGGAATTCCTATTGATACCGAAGTGGTTGCTCCTACATATCCACTACCACCACTTACAATATCAAGTGAAGAAATAGTACCTGCAGTAGACACTATAGCGGTAATAGCAGCAGAAACACGTGTAACGCTGTTGTCCACTACTCTTCCACTAATGGGTGAAGATCCTGAAACTTCTCCTTCTTCATCAAAGAATGTAGCATCATCAACAAATATTTCAGTATCCGTAGTGGTAAGACTACCAATAATTTTTGCAGTAGGGAATATTAATGGTTCTAAAGAAGGTCGAGATTTGTAAACCACTTCACCATTAATTATTCTATCTACTTTTTGTTTTGTCCAATTTAATGTTTTTTCTTCAGTTGTAATACCTACTCCTTTATAAAGATTAGTTTCTATAATATCAGTAGCAGTAATAGCAATAGCTACACGAGGTTTTTGATTTTCAACATCATTTAAAATCTTATCTAATTGAACAGTATCTCCGACTTTTAGAGATGGATATACATTTGTTATTACTTCAGTATCCGATCCACTAGTTCCACGATAAAAGAATATTGAAATTTCATCTTCTGGTTTTGGTGGTTCTATAAATGCAAAAGATGTACCTCCATCAAAAAGATAAGAAATACCAGGTTCTTGTATCACACCATTTACAACGATCAATAAACAATTAGCAAGATTTACACCAGCAAAACTGGTTTCTGAATCAATTTGGAAACTCAAAAGTTCATTATCATATCTTAATTCAAATCTCTTTCTAGATCCATCTTGTAAACTCTTAATAGAATCAATGTAATCAAATTGACCAAATTGCCAAGCAGAAAAACTATCATTATAAGTCTCTAAGACTGTCAATTCAAAAGGAGCTATTGGAGAAGATAAACTAGCATCAGTTACTAATCCTACAGGAGTAAAGACATCTCCTTTTTTAAATCCATATCCAGTTCTAGCAATTTCCCATTTGGGAACCTCAAAATAAGTAGAAGCACTACTAACAGTAGAACTTGCACTAACATCTACATTTAACAATAATCCAACTCCAGTCTCAGTAGTTGCACCTATACCCAATCTAGAAACACCAGTAACTGAAAGGTTAGTATAAGATGCTTCAGGGATATCTAAATATGGATTAGTATAATTCGTACCTGCTGCTCCAATAGCAAAGGATAGAGTACCACCAGCACCTACTGTGGCTGTAACCTGTCCACCTGATCCTACACTGGATCCAACTTTTACTGTAAGGGTATCATCATCATAAGCAATAATTGAGGTTACAACACCTGCTACTGGATCAGTAGGTCTAGGATAAGAATGTTCAGTAGCATAATCATCTTTAGAGCACTTAAATATCAAAGAATTAGTTCTAATTCCCACATTATCAGAGGTTGTTAATCCATGAGCAGGAACAGTTAAAGATAACTCCCCACTTGTTGGAATGTATGATGCAGATGTTGCTGTTAAAGCTGTACCAGCCCAATTAGTAACATATAATGTTGTAGAAACACCACTTATAAACCTATGATCATAGGAGACATCTGTTACCCCTATAGAAATAGTAGATCCTGTATATCCTGAACCAACAGTTGCATTTCCATACCAAGGCATTACAGATCCACCACTATTATAAGTGTGAGGAATAGTACTAACGCCAACATTAGTAGTAAATCTATTAGTAGCTCCAATACCTAATATACTATAATCAATACTTGTACTTCCAAATCCTACAGGCGATTCTGGGAATATAGTTGTAGTAATACCAGATCCACTAGGACATGTAAATGCTAAACCAGATAATTTAACTTGAGCAATAATACCTGCCTCAAAATTATGTTCTTGTTGTGTAGTAATTTCCAATACACCAGTTTCATTATTATAAGATGAAGTACTAATAGAAAGAGCAGGGCCTGTAGTAGCAATACCTACAACATTAATAATACCACCATTAGAATCTTTTTCTAGGTATGCACGTGCTCCTACTGCTGGTGCATATCCCAATCCTGGTGTAGATCCTAGAGAAATAATTAAACCTCCTCTAGGTAATTCATTTTGATTTACATCAGTATCACTAATAATCACGGGATCATCAGTAGATGTCCTAATACCTGTAAATCTTACACTACTTATTCCACTTGATGCATCTTCTTGAATTTCGAAATTATTAGAAGGATTATTCTCAGCAGTAGGTGATTGGAAAATATTACTAATTAATAGTAATCCATTACCTCCCGTAGTTCCAAACCCTACAGTATTAACTCCTGCATTTGTTAAAGTATATGTTTCCCCTATTCCAGTAAATTGATCAGAAATGTCATCATATACTTGATTGGAATCATAATCATCTCTCAAATAGACCCTTCCTCCAAAATCTGAAGTTGCATAATTTAAATTACTTTCATTTTTAATTAATTGAGGATTTCCTTTAGGAGGATCGGTAAACCATATCTTCTCACCATTAATAGTATAAGATCCTCTATAAAGATTAATAGTTGATGAATTTGTATGATTGGTCGATCCAGATCCAATAAATCCTCTTTCAACTTCTACAAGATTTGTAGATCCCACCCCAGTTATTGGACCAACAGTAGTTGTTCCAACACCAACATTGATAACCTTCATATATTCATTATCAATTTTTAATATATCTGAAGTAGTTAATGATGAAATTCCACTTAGAGAGAACGTAGTTCTTGAAGTACTAATTCCAGTACTAGCATCATCAGTATTATTCTGTAAAGTAAATGATATAGGTACAAAGGCTATTGGAGACTGAATTACATTATCAATAGTAATAATAGATTTTGTATCACTCTTCGCCATTTCAAATTGATGATTATTTCCCGTTCCAATTCCAACAAAAGTAACAGCACTTCCACCTCTAGTTGTAGATATCTGGAAAGTATCTGCAGTATCTCTAATAGCAAAAACTGAAGATGGAAGTTCCTCAACAGCTCCTGTAGAACTCTGATATAACATTGGAGTAGAACCTACACCAACAAAAGTAGATCCTGGAGTATAAATTAATTCTTCATTAGTTCTAAAGAAATGCTTCTCAATATTAAATGTGTTATTATTAAGTGCAATAATAGTGGAATCAGCAGGATTGAATCTTTTTGCAAAAATAGGAATATTTTTAGACTTTAATACAAAATCAGTTCTATTAATTCTAGAACCATTGATAGCATTGTAAGCATATAAATTAAAGGATTCTACTGCTGAACCATATTTTAAATCTGGGATAGTGGAACTATTAGAAAAATCAGTGTCTGTATAAAAAACTTTATTTAACGAAGAAACTTGAATATTATCAGTTATAAATTCAGTTTCAGGATAGAACTTTAATACAAAATCACTAGAATCATATTCTGCACCAAAAGTTCCAATTCCTAATCGTGTATCAATTTCAACATCCCCTGCATTAGAAAGAATTGGACCTGATTCAACATAAACATCTGTACCATCATGGTTAATCATGAGTTGATGAACTGCTCTAGTAGAACCAACACTAACCTCAACTATAGATTTATTTGCATTAAATAAATTCTTATTTAATGTAACTGCAGTAGTAGTTCCTACTCCTACAACATAATTGGATTGATAAAGTAAACTTCTCTCAGATCCTGCAGGTTCACTAGGAGAGGAGAATCTGTATGTATCAGTACCAGTTGAAGTTGATCCAAAACCAACTATATTAGAATTAAATTTAATTTCATCGGTTAAATCATTTTCGTATTGTAAAGAAAATTCTGACCCAGTTAAATCAACTTTAAATTCCCCCATAAGAGTTTCAGAATAACCACTTCTTTCACTATGTGTATCT